TCTTCGGCCTCCTTTTGGTCTTCAATGTCTAAATTGAGTTGTTCGTCTTCTTTTTTTGGATTATTCATTTGTCACCTCTAATAATGTAAAATATCCTCTGGGTCCAAAATCTTTGCTAAAACTTCATCATCGTTTAATATTCTTACTTCTCCGCCATCTATCTTAAATCTTGAGCCAGCATATCGAGCAAACATAACCCAATCGCCTTCCGCACACCAAGGTCCTGCTGGAAACTTTTCAGAATCTTTATATGCTAAGGCCCCTGCTTTTAAAACATAACCTACCTGTGTTGATATCTTTCCCTCTTCTACCACTTGATCCGGTAGTAAAATACCACCTTCTGTTTTACCTTTACCTCTGTATGGCAAAATAAGAAGCCTCCAGCCTGTAGGAGACGGCATACGGTCTAAAAGGGTCTTATCTACTAAAGAGGGGTCTAGTACGCGTTCTGAGGGCTCTATGTATGTTTTCTCTAAACCATTTTCAGTCATCTTCTTTTTCCTGTCTATTTAAAAGATCTTTTACTTCGTTTTCAATATATTCTAAAGCGTCCATCTCGCCCATCAACTGTTTGTAGTGTTCCATGTTTTTAACAGTGTTAAATTGTAAAACGTCTAAAACAATCTTTCTTCTTTCACTTATAACTCTAAAAACAGCTTCTGCAAGATAAATCTCACTTTTTGACATAAAAACCTTATATTTTCTTATTCTGTCTTATATACTCTTATACTCTAAGTACATCTTTACACAGCGGGCACTCAAAGTAAACGTCTTTTTCAACCTCGTCAGAATGTTTTTCTTTTTTTGTCATAGCCACTTTGTGTATCCAACACAATTTAAATTCATCGTCATTATCGGGGGTGTCCATTTTTTATCATCCTCACATGACGTTTGTAAAAGTAATTACTTAGTTTACTAAAAAACTTAGATATATTTAAATAAACCCACATCATTTTTTCATGTTTTCTCTTGCTACGCCTTTTGACTTCTCATAGGATCTCATTCCTCCGAGTCCTAGTAATGAAAGGGTCAACGTCATAAGTTCACCCGTCTTTAAACTAGGAAGAGTTATCTCTGGCATCCATATCGCAGTTGCCCATTCTGCAATAGGCATGATAAAAAATTGAGTTAATAGGCCGAGCGCGCAGATCCACATAATAGCGGGGCGTGCGCCGGCTACAAATAAACTCGGATGTTTAGCCTGTGCTGTATTTGCTTCTATTTGTCCTTTAGCCAATTCCTGCGCATGACGAGAGGCAAGCGTTGCCAGATCGTGACTCAATTTGTTTTTTTGATCCTTATCCTCAATAAACTTGCCAACAAGTTTACTTACTGGACCTATTAGTGCTGTTAGCATTGTTATCTCCTTTATTTACCTTAAAATTTCATTTAATCCAAAAACTTCAAGCAACATGAAGGTAAGAAACAATAACAACACCCCACCTGCTATAAGTTTACCAGAAAAGTTTGTTGAACCTATGCGAATGGCAATAAATTCATTACCAAGTATTCGTAATATAAGTTCAAAACTATTCTCTCCTACCTTTAAATCAATAGGTTTTTTCTTGTCCTCTGTCATTAATACAATCTTATAGTTTCATTTACAGTAACCAATTTACAAAAACAATCATAGTTTTTTTCATCTTCACCAATTTTAATGCTCTGGTTATCTAGGTATTTTTTAAAATAATCACAAGTGGTTACATTGCCGAAATGAAGCGTTCCCGCGGGCGCTCCTGCCAAATAGCACATGAGAAGGAAAGCTGGCTTCATTTTCCGTTTTTGTTCATAAATGCTGAAGCACCCATGTAAGCACCAACAATTCCAGCGCCACTAATATAGAAAAGATTACTAATATCTGAAAGAGCTTTGACCCTTTCAAGATCAACAACAAACATTGCAGCAGTAAATACAGCCATACCAACCAAACTGGCAGTTGCCATACGCCTTTGTGCTCTTTGTTTACGAAGGTCATTTTCTAGCTTCTTTATAGCCGCTACATGAGATAGCTCCTCGTCAGAGACTACCCCGTCACCGTCCTCGTCATACTCTTCGTATGCAGAGTGTTTTTGAAGCTTTTTTTGCACTTATAATAAATCCTTAAAATAATTAGGATCTCCTTTAATCATTTCAACAGCTCCGCCATCCCCCATCTTCATAGGTTTTACTTTATCGCCGTGCCCTTGTTGTATTAAAAACTGTTCAAAGCTCATAGTATCAGAAGCAGGCCCGTCAAAAAACTCTGCTCTTAATTCCTTCTCGCTTCTTGTGTCACCCTTTTTAGCCATCACTGACCTCCTTTTTGTCTCGCTTGTTGTTGTTTCATCACTTCACGCCTTTCAGCTGCATCAATCCTAGCCGCAGTTTGTTTCTCCTGACTATCAATCCTCTTATCAAACTGATCGCCCCTCTGCTCTATCTTCTGCTGCTCAAGACCTAGTTTAGCTCTGTCAACCTGTGCATCGTTCTGTTCGCCCTGCGCTCTAACCTGTAGCTCTTTTTCTTTAAGTTGAACTAATGGATCTGGTCCCGGTGCTGATAGTTGTGCGCTAAGTTGTTTGAGTTGAGTCATGCCCTCTGCCACATACTGCGCTGTTCTTGCTTCTACATCCAGCATCTGCTCATCGCTTAATGCCTGACCCCCGCTGGCTTGCAGCATTTCAACCGCTGCTTTCTCTCTCGCACCAATCCTTACATGATCCATAATATGTTTCTGTAAGGACACAGCTATCTGCGGCGTGCCCGCAACAAGAGGCGTAGAACCAAATACCATGTGAGACATAATATGAGCCTCGTGTTCCTGACCTTCAAACGCCACTAAAGGTAACTGGTCCAAAGCATCTATGTTCTCGGACGCTGGGTCCTTCGGCGTTGCTTCCGGTTCCGGTGTTCTTTTCAATATTCTGTCTATATCCCTTACACCCAAAGCCTCATACATATCTCTAAAAACTTCATACATATTGTGCATTTCAGGTGCCGCAGTAGCTAATTGCATTTTCGTTTGCGCTAAAGAAATCCTTTGTGCCTGAGAAAATACATTTGGATTAGACACTGGTAATATATCTACCCTGTCATCAAAGTCCTCTTTCTTAACAGAACTGTCTGTTCCCGCTATAGAATAAGGATACTCGTCTGGTAAAAACTCTGACATCACCATACACAGAAGTTTAAACTCTAACCTCATCGCATAGTGCAGCCTTTTGTGAACGGCTGACATAACACGACTACCCTGTTCAAGCATAGCTATCGTAGTCCCTACCGCTGCCTGCTGATTGCCATCGCCTACTTTTAAGTCCGTAATCGTAGCGAATCGCTGTCCTGCCTCAACTACAAAGCCTAACAACGCCATCAAAGTTTGGTCCGGACCCTTGAAAGGTAACGACATTAAACTTGCTTTTATGTCTCCGCCCGGTGCATCAACATCTCTAAACTCCCCCGGTTGTAAAGGCTCGTCATCGTCCCTGATCCGTAGACCGCGGGCTTTAAACCCTGCCGGAAGATTAGATAAAGTTCCTGCATCTATCAGCTGACGTAGTGCCGCAGTCGCGGTTCTTGATAAACCACCTATCGTATGTATGAGCCCTAGTCCGTAAAACCCGAAACCCGGAAGAAACTTATAATGCACAAAATATTGTATCTTTTTCTTCTTTTCGTCATCTTCTTTATAATTCCTGCGAATCGCCAGAATTTGGCCATTATCTTGCGAAATAGTTACCACATAAGGTATCTTAATCCCTGTTGCCTCGCCCTCTTCGTCTGTCTCTTCAAACCCTTCTAAATCCAAATCAACATGACATTCCAGCAAAGTGCAGTCATAATCTATGTTTGATGGATACATACCATCAATACGTTCTATTTCTTCCTTGACACTTGAGCCTTCGCCCTGTGCCGGAATAACAGGGATGTCCCTGTAAAAGCCCGATAATTGCCTCTTTCTCAAATCATTGAGGCTCATTTTAACAACATGAGTTATATTTGGACAAGTTTCCAAGTCTGATGTGCTATACGGCACAACTAAATCTTCAGCGGGTATAAATTTACTTACCGCTCTGTCTAAGTTCTCATCATAATATACTTTTTTAAATGTTGACCCAGCAAGCGGCAAATAAAACAACATCTGGTCAAACTCTGGTGTATATTCCTCCATAACCGAAGTTATGTAAAAATTCATAAATTCTTTTACTCTTTGTGCTTGGTCTTCCTTTTCAGGAGTGCTTGTTCCCATAACCAAAGTTCTGACGGGTCCACTTGGTGGTAAGAGTTCGTTAAAGGCTTGCGCTTGAAACTGGGTGGCACTTTCTGCAAGTAACGGATGCGTAACCCCGCTGGCTCCTCTAAACGGCTGGGCTCTTTCTTTGTAACTAAACCCAAGTAATTCCAAACCATTTGCAAAAGCATCTTCCCACTCCTGCCTACTGCTCTTATTTTCTTCAAACTCTCCTGTCAATTCACCGGAAATACGCCCTAAATCTGCATCCGATAATTCTTCTGCTAAGATAGCGTAAAAGTCCCCCTCATCAGCTTTCTCTTCCCTTGGGTCAAAATCGACAACAACACTGCCGTCTTCCTCTGGGATAACCTCAATATCCATATCATCTGCTAGATCTTCAACGTCCATAGCTTCTGGAATTTCTACATCTACTTCGGCTTTTAATTCTTCTTCGTCTAACTGAGATG